GTTATTAACAATGTACAAGTAAGTGGATTAGCTTTACAAAACAAAGACCAAAAAGAAAAACAGACTAGCCTTGCATTAAGGAAGCAAAAGTACCCAAGAGTAGGCACTAGAGGAAGCTTTACAACAAGCGGAGGACAAGGTGCAACCAGTGGAGGTAATTACGGAAGAAGTGTAGGACTTAATAGACAGGTAAGCGGTAGAGCAGCTTACAGATTAGGAGGTAGTTAAATGCCAGAGTTTGTAAAAATGACACGATACTCAAGATGTAAAAGATACTCAGGTGCATTGATTAAATGCCCTGAGTGTCAAGGTATAGGCCGTATTTATCATTTAGCTTGGGTAGCTATTACTTGCCAGAACTGTCGGGAAATGATTAATAAATATGATTGGTTTATAGAAAAAGGTCAGCACTCTAAGCTATAAAATGCCTTAATCTCCACTAATTGCCGTTGAACCGTCTAAATCTAGGTCTAATTGCACTCCAACTTCGCTTAATGTTTCTTTTTCTGCCTTAATTTGCTCTACGTTATCGTCAAAATCTTTTCCTAACATACTCATTATTTGTGCCTTTGTATAATATCCAGCAGCTTCGCCTAATCTAAAAGCTTCTATTTCTTTCTTAGGGTCAACCCAACTCCAACCCCTTGTCTGCCATTTTGGACTTAAATACCTATCTGGATTGAGTTCGTAATCTGGCAAACTTAACACTCCTGATAAAACAGCAGCATCTAAAAATTCTTCAAAAACTCGTTGATGAAAGTTCTCTACAAAATATGTTTGAAGCATTTTCCAATGCTCTCTGTCCTCTAGCAAACTTAATCTTGAGCTACTGTAATTTGTTTCGCTAAAATCACGACTTATAGTTTCATAACTGCAACCTAAACCAGATGCGAACCTTCTAATCTTGGCTCTTACGAAACTTTCATATTGTGCGTCAGGAGAACTTATGTTTGGAACTGTGATTTCCTCGCCCGGATTTAGATATTTAAAAACTCCAGCCTCAAAATCTGTAAGCCTTTGTTCTGCTTCAACATCATCAGCTTCAAGTTCGCCTTCACTTGAACTTATAAAACCCATCAATGATGCCCCTGCCCTTGCACGAATTACGGCTGCACTTTCATAACCCGCAAGTTGGTGCATATCATCCATTATTGAACTAAAAAACGGAACTCCTCTATTTTGTGCGGGTCTTTCTGGTAAAAATAAATGAATAATGTCATTTGCATTGACTATTGTATGTTTTTGTTCTGTATAACTGTCTTTAAAATAATAGTCGCCCGGATGTCTATTCAAAAAAGCATACCTCTGTGGCCTTCCAAACTTGTCAACTTCAATACCCATCCTCCACTCGTTGCCTTTCTTTAAAACTTTTCCTGTGTAATCATCATCAACTAAGTCTGATTCAATAATTTCTAAGGCTAATCCAACTTTGCTGCGACCAAATTTTTTGCGAATAATTCTAAAAAATACTTCGCCACTTTCAACTAAAGCTCCAACCATCATGTTTTCTAGCATGAAAAAACTTTTTTGACCTGATACATCACAATGATCTCTTTTGCTCCATTCCTTCCAAGCCTGTTCAATCATCATGCTTAATCTTTTATCTTTTTTCTTTCCACGAATACTAGGAACTAAGCATTGAAGTTTTACTCCTTGTCCAATAACATTTATCTGTGTTGTCCTCTTTGCTTGCTTTGCATAAGGATTATCACGACATAACTGTCTGCTACGATCTCTTAATTTTTTTAAGCTTGTCTTTATTTCTGCATCCGCAGATGTATTACCTGTGACCCAGCCATCAGTTAAACGAGATAAAGCTGCCCCCGCATATCTTCTACGTTTAATTTTTGTTACTTCTGGTTCTTTTGTAAAAAGTCGTGAAAAAGGTGTATGCCAAGCCATGATTAACCTCTGTTGCGTATGTAAAGATTATGAGGATTGCCTAAACCGTTTGCAATCATTTCTGCTTTTTTCTCTCTAACTAATATTGACTTTAATTTATCTCTTAACATTATTAATTCACTTAAATCATATTTTTTAACGTCACGATTACCAATCTTATATTCCTGTACAACCCCTCCAGAAATTATTGCTCGTATTGCTGCTTCTACAGCATCAAAATCTTTTTGAGCTTGTGTCCTTCCGTCAAGTGCTTCTGGTGTACTACCAGTAAATGCAAGACTAGGTAATACTTCAAACTTACCTGTTGCAATAGTTTGTTTTTCAGCACCTGACTTATCTGCTACGGCTTGATAATACCAATTACCAGCAGTAAAAGTTTCAGTGACATTTGAAGCTAAACTAAACTGGAAGCCATCTAAATGAACAGTGCTAGTTGCTGTTGCACCTAAAAAATCTGTATTAGTTCTAAAATAATAAGTTACTGACCAATCAGGGCTGGATATTGGTTCATTAAAATTATCTGTTGTTGCATTTAGTCGCCACTGGATATAATCGCCAGCCCGAAAACTTTGAGGAAATTTCATTGAATTACCATTGAGTGACAAATTTAGGCTTTTCAGCCTTTCTTTTTCTTAGCTTATCAATATTTTCCTTATTTTCCTTTATTTTGCCGTTAATTCGCCCTCTTTCTTCATAATTATCCCAAATTGTCCTTCTATCTCGCTTTTGATAAAGTCTATGTAAACCAGCATAAGCATAAACCAAAGTATCAAGAGCTTCATTTCGTGCAGAGGATTTCTTTACCCACTCCCTAATTGGGAAACCTTTTACATATCTAATAATCTGTTTTTCTGCTGTTAGTTGTTTAAAGTATTCTTCATCTGCATTTATATTGAAATGAAGATAACCCGCCCCAACATCATTATGCCTTAATCGTGAAAATAAAGTAGTTTTTATTGTATCTGTTCCAACTGTAAATAATTCAGCACCATTTTTTATAGTTCTTCCTTTCCAGTTTAAATCTAATTTTTTACCTTTACCGATTGGCGGTTTATCTTTTTGACTTGCACCTTTTATCGCTACAACATTATATTTTCTACGATCTCTAGTGTAAGCATAAACTTCGCTTGTAAAATGTCCTCCAGAGTCAACACAAATTACATCAGGTTTTATTTTTCCTCCAAGTTCATGCCTAAAAGGTCTTAGTAATAATTGATCTAATTGCTTCCATAATTCACTACTTGCTGGGTCGCCATATATTTCTTGATGATTTATAAGCCAACCTTCCTCGCCACGACCCCAACCCCAAACAGAAATAGCAAGTCTATTATCTTGTACGTCAACACCAGCAGTAACTACGACAGCTTTTTCTGGTATCATATTGGACTCATAAGACTCAATCCTTTCCATTAGTACGTCTGTACCAACTTTTGATGCGTAATCCTCTTCCCATGTTTCTCCTAAAACAGTATTTACGAAACTTTTTAACCTAGGAGCATCACTTTTAGCTTTTAAAAAATCACTTACAATTTCTTCCCAACTTTTCCAACCTAATGGAGAATACAAGCCATTTAAGTGAAATCCAGCAGTTTTGCCATCACTTGGGGCAGTTGCCCTCCACTCGCCTTTCTCTAAAAAATATGGCTTATCTTTTTCTTCAAACATTTCATCACAATGTTCGCATTTATATTTAACCGTTTTAGGGTCATTGTTTTCCCATTTAACTTGTGACCATTTCAAATATTGAAACCCTCCACAGTGAACACAAGGCACATAAAATCTGCGTTGATCGCTTTCTAAATATTCCTGTTCAATACGACTCATATCTTTGATAGTTGGTGTTGATGTCATTAATATTTTTCTTCTACTAAATGTCATTGTTCTTTTTTCAGCCAAACTCACCGCATCTCCTTCATTATCTAAATCTGAAGGAAATGAATCTATTTCATCCATAAAAATATATCTACAAGGCATTGACCTTAATCCAACGGCACTATTAGCACCTGTCAAAACCATTATTCCGCCCGGAAAATCTTTTGAAAACATGGTGTTTCCACTATCTCTGCTTCGTGAAGGTGCAACTAAATCTTGCAAAATAGGTGTGTCATTAATAAGCCCTTCTAATCTCTGCCTACTCAATCTTTTTGCCATTTCCAAAGTTGGCTGAACGACAAGCATACTTGCTGGCGAATGAGAAATTACATAGCCAAGCCAATTTGACCCGCACTCAGTTTTGCCAAGTTGAGCAGCGAATTGTAATACTACACGTTGAATAGGATTGTCAGTTGACAAGCAATCCATAGGCTCAACTAAATATGGTGTTCTTTTATTTTTCCAAATTCCCGCCTCACTACTTGATTTTGAGCTTAATACTCTATGTTTCGCAGCCCATTGTGCAACATTCAAAGGTTCTTCAAATTGCA